TGCATGTTTAGTGGAGACATATGGATTTTTAAAAGGTCCAATTGATATGTTGACACTATACGAAAATAAGTATAAACAAGAGGTAGAAAAGTTTGCTGCAGAGCAAATTGGTAGACGAAGAAGAGACGATTATACTGATGGCGCTGTTCGAATACCAATACCTTCAGCCAACCAGTAGGAGAAAATATTATGGCAATTACATCAGCAGTTTGTACAAGTTTCAAACAAGAAATTTTAGTTGGAACACATAATTTTACTGCATCAAGCGGTGATACTTTTAAAATAGCTTTATATACAAGCTCTGCATCTTTAGGAGCTTCAACAACAGCTTACTCAACATCAAATGAAATTACAAACACATCAGGATCTGCATATTCTGCAGGTGGTGCAACTCTTACAAGTGTAACACCAACAACTTCAGGAACAACTGCGATTTGTGATTTTGCAGATGTAAGTTTTACAAGTGCAACATTTACAGCCAATGGTGCGTTAATATACAACGATACACAATCTGACAAAGCCGTTGCAGTTATAGCATTTGGTGGAGATAAAACTGTAACAAGTGGAACTTTCACAATTCAATTTCCAACAGCAGACGCATCTAACGCGATCATAAGAATAGCGTAAGGGAGAACAACGGATGTCCGTTGACAGAACATTTACAGTCACGGTCGTAAGCACCGGTTCTGGCAATAAATATTTTATTGATGGAGTTCAACAACCTACTTTAGAATTAGTTGAAGGCGCTACTTTTAGATTTGATCAATCTGATGGTTCAAACAGTAGTCACCCTTTAAGACTTTCAACGACAAGCGATGGGACACATGGTGGTGGTGATGCATATACAACTAATGTGACAACAAATGGAACTCCAGGATCATCTGGAGCCTATACTCAAATTCAAGTAGCTTCAAGCGCACCAACTTTATATTATTATTGTACAAATCACTCTGGCATGGGTGGTCAAGCAAATACTCCTGACGCAGATTTTTGGGGCGCAGGTAATTGGAGTGCTAATCTTTGGGGTATAAGTGAGGCTTTTACAACAGGTTGGGGTGCAAAAAGTTGGGATTCTTCTGGCTCATGGGGAGACATGGGTGATGAAACAATTTTTCCATCAGGCTTTGGTTTAACTTCATCTATTGGATCAGTTACTGTAGATGCAGAAATAAATACTGGATGGGGTAGAGCAGCTTGGAATGATGATGCATGGGGCATTCAAGGTGATGTACTATTAGATGGTCAAGAAGCAACAGCGAGTGTGGGATCTATTTCACCTGCTGATGTTATGGGATTAACTGGTGTATCATCAACAGCAAGTATTGGATCACCAACAATTTTAGGAGATGTAACAGTATCATTAACAGGTCAATCTGCAACAGCCTCAGTAGGATCAATTACTCCTGATCAAACAATAATGGGATTAACTGGTTTATCATCAACATCAAGTGTAGGATCTATATCCCCTGCAGATGTTATGGGACTAACTGGTGTTTCTGCAGAATTTAGTCTTGGACAAACAAATCAAAATAGTAATCCACTCGTAGGTTTAACAGGAGTTTCAGCGACTGCTTCTGTGGGTTCTTTAGCTCCTGCTGATGTTATGGGATTGACAGGAGTCTCAGCAACTGGTAGTGTTGGAACATTAACTCCTGCAGATGTAATGGGATTAACGGGAGTTGAAGCAACTGCTTCAGTTGCAGGTTTTGGAACTGCTGATGGTTTTGGAATTCAAGCATATCAAGCTATTGACACAGGTTCTAATACAAGTTATACAGACGTAGCAGCGTAATAGGAGATAAAAAATTATGGCATCAACATATACACCTCTTGGTATAGAACTTCAAGCTACTGGTGAAAACGCCGGTACATGGGGTACAAAAACAAATACTAATTTACAAATTTTCGAACAAATCTCAGGTGGATTTACACAACAATCAATTGCTGGTGGTGCACAAACTACAGCTTTATCTGTTTCTGATGGAGCAACAGGTGCTGTTCTCTCTCACAGAATGATTGAGTTTACAGGTACGATTACAGGAAATCAGATCGTAACTATTCCAATTGACGTTCAAACTTTTTATTTTTTAAGAAATTCAACATCAGGTGCATACACTGTACAATTTAAATATGCCTCTGGATCAGGATCTACTGTAACTTTTGCAACGACTGACAAAGGCGATAAAGTTGTTTTTGCATGTGCAGATGATGGGACAAATCCAAATATTAAAGAACTTCCAAATGGAGATGTAACTCTTACTGGAACACAAACTTTAACAAACAAAACTTTAACTAGCCCTGCAATAGGCACTTCTATTTTAGATACTAATGGAAATGAATTAGCTTTGTTAACAGCAACAAGTTCAGCTGTTAACGAAATTACATTAGCAAATGCTGCAACTGGAAATGGTCCAATTATTTCTTCGACAGGTGAAACAAACGTTGATTTAAATTTAAATCCTAAAGGATCAGGAGTTCTAAAATCAGGATCATCTGCAGTTAAAATAGCAGGTAAAGAAACTATTTGGGTTCCAGCAACTGCTATGTATCCTAATACTACAAACGGATGTGCAGATCTTGCTCAAACAGAATTATCAAATGGCCCTGAACTTAAAACTTTAGATTTTGATAAAACTTCAGATGAATTTGCACAGTTTGCTGTTGCGTTTCCTAAATCATGGAACGAAGGCACAGTAACTTTTCAAGCATTTTTTACAGCAAACTCAACAGACACGGGAACAACATCGTGGGCTTTGCAAGGTGTTGCATTAGCAGATAATGGAGATTTAAATACTGCTTTTGGAACTGCAGTCGCACCTACTGCAAAAGCTATGAGTGGCACAGCAAACGATTTAGCAGTAACAGCAGAAAGTGGAGCGGTAACTATAGCTGGTTCACCAAGTACAGATGAATACGTTTTCTTTCAAATATTTAGAGACGTTTCAGCAGATGATTTAGATGCTGATGCAAAACTATTAGGAATTAAATTATTCTTTACTACTGACGCTGCTAACGACGCATAATAGGAGTTAAGAATGAAAAACATTGACACGCCTTTAATAGTTGGAAAAGGTCATAAGAAAAAAGACGATAAAAAGAAATCTTTTGGATATCAAATATTAGGTTTTGGAGGAGGCTCTGTTCCTAAAAAATACATTGTTGCTTGTGGTGGTGCACAAACTGTAACAGATGGAGATTTTAAAATTCATTTTTTTACTTCTGACGCTACATTTACTATCTCTTGCGCAGGTAACTCAGCTGGTAATAACGTTCTTCAGTATTTAGTTATAGCAGGCGGTGGTGGAGCGGCCGGGCCCGGAATTGGATCGGGGGGCGGAGGCGGAGGCGGCCTTAGACAATTTTTAGGTATATGCAATCCATCTATGCCAGAAGATTTAAGCGCTCCTGCAGGTTTAACATTAGCAGCTCAATCATATCCTATTCAAGTTGGAGGTGGTGGTTCATCTCAAAATAACGGTGAAGATTCTATATTTGGTCCAATTACATCTGCTGGAGGTGGAGGTTCAAATCCATCAGGAACATCTGGAAGTTTTGGTGCAGGTAAAAATGGCGGATCGGGTGGCGGAGCTTCAGGAGGAAGTTATCCTTCACCTCAAAGTCCATCTGCTCCTGGAGGAACAGGTAATACTCCTCCCCAAACTCCACCTCAAGGTAAAAATGGTGGTAATGGATATATTGGTTACCCTGGATGTCATGGAAATCAAGGTGGCACAGGAGGCGGAGGCGGATCAGCTAGAGCTAATGGATCAGGTGTCCCAGCTCCAAACCCAGCTGATTATCAAAGAGGTGGTAGAAATGGAGCACATGGATACGCTATCGCTAATTCTTTCTTTGGTCCAGCAGCACCTAGTTATGGTGAGGTTAATCCATCTTATTCTTGCACTAGAAGTTTTACAGGTGGCGGCGGAGGTGGCGTAATGCCTTCTACACCACAATATCCAAAAGGTGGAGGAACTGGCGGATATGGGGGCGGAGGAGACTCAGCGGGAGCACCTTTCTGGCCATCTACACCACAAGGTCATCAAAACGGCGACACTAATAGAGGCGGCGGTGGCGGCGGAAATGGTGGATCGGGAGGTTCGGGTTTAGTAGTAATTAAATACAAATTTCAAAATTAAATTATGGCACACTTTGCAAAATTAGATACGGACAATACAGTTTTAGGAGTACACGTTGTAGCAGACAATGACTGTTTAAAAGATGGTGTTGAAGATGAAGCAACAGGTATTTCATTTTTAAATAATGTGCATGGTTGGGAAAAATGGAAACAAACTTCTTACAATGCTAGAATTAGAAAAAGATTTGCAGGTATAGGAGATACTTACGATGAAACTAGAGATGCTTTCATAGCACCTAAACCATATCCTTCGTGGATACTAAATGAAACTACTTGTGAGTGGGAAGCACCTGTAGGTAAAACAACTTATTATCTTTTAGAATTAAATAGCGATGGGACTGGTCCAGGCACTTTTACAGAACATGACGCTGAAGGAAACCCAGTTGAAGCTCATCAAATATGGAATGAAGAAGATCAATCATGGGCTCCACACGAACCAAATTTTGCAACTACAGAAGTAAGAGTAAATCCAGATCCTTCAACTAAATACCAACCGACAAAACCTGATGTTGACGAATAATTGACTTTTTAGTTAAAAAATATATAAGAAAGATAGAAATGATAAAGAAAACCTTGTCCGAAACTATAATCTGTACAGATTATTTACCTGAATTATCTAAAGTTAATAATGATGAGATTGATCAAGTTATTATAAAAGACTATTTAAACAACCCACCACAAAATGTTTTTGATGATGTTGAGTTAAGTCCAAATAAAAACATTACTTGGGTTATGGATTACGCAAGATCAAAGTTTAAAATAGTTGCAAACAAAAATACTTTAGTTCCTATTTTTGGAACAGGTAAAATAGAAAAATTTGGTGAGAGTGGTTACAATAGATGTTATCATAATCAATACGAATTAAATAGATCTCCTGATTTTGTAGTCATATATTGTGGTAATACAAACTCTGGAGAAGTTATAATTAAATATCATGATTTTAGAAAAGCTGTTTGTCATTGGTCGGTTCCTATGGAAAAGAATAAAATAATAATATTCAATGGTAATTTAAATTATTTCATGACTAAGAATGAAGAGGAGAAAGACAGGATTACGTTTACGCAACTTTGTCAAATTTATTAAAATGTTGGGCAAATATTTTTATTGGTATTTTACCAAAGCTTTACATAACGTTGTTTGTGACAGCATTATAAAATTAGGTAAAAATAAGAAATTAGACAAAGCTAGAATAGGTGGTAGTGGCTATAATAAAGATATTAGAAATTCTAATGTAACTTGGTTGGATGATTTTTGGTTGTATAGATACATTCATCCTTATATTCAAATGGCAAATAAAAATGCAGGATGGAATTATCAATGGGATTATTCTGAAATGTTTCAATTTACAGAATACAAAAAAAATCAATTTTATAGTTGGCATCGAGATTCTTGGGATGGTCCTTATAAAGACCACAATAATAAAAATTTTAATGGTAAAATAAGAAAATTATCTGTTATTTGTTCTTTAGTAGAACCCAGTGATTTTAAAGGTGGAGAATTATTGTTTCAACCAAGAGATCAAACTAACTCTGATATAACAATAGAGTGTAAAGAAATATTACCTAGAGGATCTATTGTAGTATTTCCATCTTATGTTTTTCATAAAGTAAACCCAGTAACAAAAGGAAAAAGATACAGTCTAGTATCTTGGAATTTAGGAGTGCCATTTAAATGAATAAATTATATAAAGAATCTTATTTCTCTTCACCTATATGGTATATGGATGCGCCAGAGTTTTTAAAAGATTTAAATAAAGCTTCTGACCCACATATTAAAGAAGCTCAAAATTTATTAAAACCAACAGTCGAAGAACGAAAAAAAGTATATAAAAAAAACATTGGTGATTTTGCATTGGTTGCTCACTCTGGATCTTTGTTATCTGATATGAAATTTAGACCTTTTACAGAGTATGTTGGAAACATGTCAGTAAGATTGTTAGAAGAAATGGGATACAATCTAAAAGGATTTAATACTGCTTTTACTGAATTGTGGGTACAAGAGTTTTCTAAAAAAGGTGGAGGACATCATAGTTTACATACTCATTGGAATGGACATATATCTGGATTTTATTTTTTAAAAGCTAGTGAAAGAACTTCAGGCCCCATATTTCAAGACCCTAGATATGGTGCTTTAATGAATGGTCTACCTAGAAAAGATAAACAAAATGTTAACGAAGAATCTAATTATGAAGTTTTTTTTCAACCTGCACCAGGTAAGTTAATGTTTTTTCCCTCTTATCTACCACATATGTTTTCAGTAGATTCAGGAATAGATCCTTTTAGATTTATTCACTTTAACATAAGA